ACCCAAAATGGTGCTTGGAACCCAATTTCTAATAGTTCTACCGCACAATGGTCTCAAATCAATAATGAACAAACAAATAGCTGGCAAGTTATTAACACAGGCACAGGTCAGGTATGGACGCAAATCAGCAATGATGGAACAACAACATGGGTCTTGGTAAATAATACTCAGAAATAAAGGATATTTATGGCATCAACCTACTCAGCTCTAAAAGTAGAACTTATTGGTACTGGCGAACAGTCTGGTACTTGGGGTGTTACGACCGATACCAATCTAGATGTTGCTTTAGGAGAGGCTATTACAGGTTCTGCTGATGTTAATTTTTCCACCGCTGCTGATGTTACTGTAACACTTACAGACACTAATACAACCCAAACAGCTCGTAATCTACGTTTAAACATCACAGAGTCAAGCACTGGTATAGGCTATGTAGGTAGTTTAATCCTTGGTTCTGGATGCCAAATAGAGAAGTTATACCTAATAAATAACGGTACTACTGCATCAAAAACAATTAAAAATACGACTGGTACAGGTGTTACAGTCCCCGCTGGTAAGTCAATGTTTGTGTTTAATAATGGCACAAACGTGGTAGATGCAATTACAGCCTTAAGTTCTTTATCTGTTGCTGGCACCTTGGATGTTACTGGCGCAGCTACTTTTGCGGCTGATTCCTCATTTACATCTACTGGGGCAGTAAAACTACCAGTAGGAACAACGGCACAGCAACCAACTGGCGCTAATGGGAAGATTCGTTATAACTCAACCACCTCAAGATATGAAGGTTATTCTGGTGGTACTTGGGGTCAATTGGGTGGCGGGGCTACGGGTGGTGGATCAGATCAAGTATTTGTTCAGAACCAATTAATAGTCACAACATCTTATACTATCCCTGCTGGATATAGCGCTGAGTCAGTTGGACCAATTACATTTAATGCTGGCGTAAGCGTAACTGTTCCAGCGGGCAGTCGCTGGGTTGTTTTATAAGGATAAATTATGAGTCAAGTCGTACTTTCTGGTGATACTTCTGGTGCTGTTACTTTAACTGTTCCTACTGTTGCTGGCACAAATACTATTACTTTTCCTGCAGTAACTGGTACCGTAGCTCTTGGACCATCTGGTGTACAAGGTCAAGCTTTTACAGCTTCAGGAACATTTACTATTCCCACTGGAGTTACTGCGCTTAAAATTACAGTAGTTGGCGGTGGAGGTGGAGGTGCTTTAGGTTCTTATGGCTCTGGAGGCGGTGGTGGTGGGGCAGCAATTTCTTATCTAACTAGTTTAACTCCTGGAAATACATTATCTGTAACTGTGGGAAATGGTGGAGCAGCATCAACAGCAGGACAAACTTCTAGTGTAGCCAGCGGAACACAGACAATTACCACTATATCTGCTACAGGAGGAGCTGCTGGACAAAACCAAGTTGGGGGTGTTGTAGGTGGTCTTGGGTCTGGCGGAACAATAAATTTTGGTGGCGGAGCTGCAACAGGAGTTACAACTTATCCATCCGTAGGAACTGCAGGTGGCATTGGAGGAAGCTCTTTTTTGGGAGGCGGTGGCATTGGCGCATTTAATGGAGCTGGCTCAAATGGGCAAAATTATGGTGGTGGCGGTGGAGGTGGACAAAGTACATCCGCTGGTATAGGCGCTAATGGCATTGTAGTATTTGAATGGTAATGGATAAATCATGACAGCAACTCTAAACGCATCAACCGCTAACGGGGTTATATTAACCTCAGATACATCTGGTAACTTAGCTATTCAGAGTAACGGCACGACTATTGCTACAGCTCAGTCTTCTGGTTTGACTATTAGTTCTTATACTGCTGGTGCTTCTTTGATTACTAGCGGTACTGCACAGGCTTCTACAAGTGGTACAAGTATTGACTTTACTGGTATTCCTAGTTGGGTTAAGCGGATTACGGTGATGTTTAATGGTGTGAGTACGAATGGCGTATCAGTTGTTCAAGTTCAATTAGGTTCAGGAAGTCCCACAACGAGTGGCTACTTAGCCTCAGCAACTGGTGCGCTCAATGGTTACTCGCCTCTTGTAACAAATCCTACAACTGGATTTCAAATTATTGCTGACGGCTCTGCCGGTTATGTGCGCTCAGGAACTCTTGTTTGCACTTTAGTAGGCTCGAATATTTGGGTAGCGGCTGGGAATGGAAATGACAGCGCAAGCGCGCGTTTTTGGTTGTGTGGAGGTAGCGTGTCCCTATCAGGCACCCTAGACCGTATCCGCATCACCACAGTAAACGGCACAGACACATTCGATGCTGGCTCTATTAACATCTTGTACGAATAGGATAAATCATGGCAGTCACAATAGACGGCACATCAGGTGTCACAAGCCCACTATATAACGTGGCTAACTGTATCTACCAAAATGCACAGACTATCGGTGCAAGCTACACTATTCCCGCAAGCACAAATGCAATGTCATCTGGTCCAATTACAATTGGTACAGGCTTTGTGGTAACAGTAACTACTGGCTCACGCTGGGTAATTGTTTAAGGAAAAATTATGGCAGGCACAGTCGTAGCATCAACAATTAATAACGATACAGGCTTATTTAGCACTAATAATGCTTATTTAGGTATTGCTAAAGCATGGGTTAATTTTGCTGGTAATAATCCAGCAGTAAATAATGCTTCATTTAATGTAAGCTCTATAACAAGAACAGCTAGCGGTCAATTTACAATCGCTTTTACAACTGCCTTATCTAGCTCATCTTATTCATCAGTTATAGGAATGTCACCAGCTTCATTAACTTCAGGATTTAATAATGTGGCTGTAATAACTCCATCAGGTGCAAGCACTACCCAATTACAAATTTCAACTGGTTATAACCTAGGTGGCAGTCAAGCTTATGTTGATGGGCAAATAATTTCTGTTGCAATCTTCAGTTCATAAGGATAAATCATGGCGGGTACGATAGTTTCGGATGTTTTACAAGATGGTGCAGGAAACAGCACCGCAACAACTAATGCTATTCAAGGTAGTGCAAAGGCTTGGGTATATTTTTCTTGCCCATCAACAACTGTAACAATTAATGGTTCATATAATTGTAGTTCTGTAACTAGAAATTCTACTGGAACTTATACAATGGCATTTACAAACGCTTTGGCTAGTGCTAATTATGCTTTTGCTGGTTCAGCATCTCGTTCAAGCGCAACAACTTCTATGTCATTTGTTGGACCATCAACAAGCACAACATATACAGCATCTAATTTACAGTTTTTGACTACGAATGATGGTGGTGCATTAGAAGATGCTGCAAGATGTTCAGTAATTGTACATATTTAAAGGAAAAACAATGTCACAAGCAATTACTACGGAAAACAAGGTATGCACTAAATGTGCAGTATCTAAATCCGCTAGTGATTTCTATGTGGATTCTAGGCGTGGTTACTTGCGTGGCAAATGCAAAGAATGTCTAAAACAAGAAGATAAGGCATACCGAACCGCTAATCCTGAAAAGAAAACCGCACAAGTAACTTGTTGGCGTGATGCTAATTCTGATAAATGGAAGGCTTATATTCAGAATTATGTAGGTCAAAACAAAGACCGCATCAAAGAATATACAACGGCTTGGAACGCACAAAACCGCCCAAGATTAAATGCGTTGATGGCTAAAAGAAGGGCAAGAGAATTACAGGCATTGCCGTCTTGGGCTGATTTAAAAGCCATTAAAACGGAGTATGCTTTAGCTAAATGGTGTAGTAAAGTAACTGGTATTCAATACGAAGTAGACCATATAATTCCATTACAAGGTAAAAAAGTTTGTGGATTGCATACTGCTAACAACTTGCAAGTTATTCAAATGTCGGATAATCGCAAGAAAAACAATCAATTTCATATTTAAGGAGTATTTATGAGTCAGGTTATAATTTTTACTAACGACAATGGTGGTGTTTCGGTTTGCATCCCTACAGGCGAAATTGACATCAAAGCGGTATTAGCAAAAGACTGCCCAGCAGGTGCAATTATTGTTGATGACTCTATGTTGCCACAAGGTGCAGATGCTCAGTTCTTTGACGCATGGGAACTAAACGGCTCAACTGTAACGGTAAACCTAGAAAAAGCCCGTGCAATAAAGCTAGCCCAATTTAACGCACAAGCCGTACAAGAAGCTCAAGCACGACAGTTAAACACCCTTGCGGGTATTGCCAACACAGTTAGCGATGCAGACTTTACAGCTACCTTGACTGCTGGTCGTGAAAAAATTGCCAACGCTACAACTACTGCCGAATTGGTATAAGGATAGATTATGTCAGTATCTTTATATGGTAGTGGACAAACAGTATTGCAAGTCGTGCAAGCTACTTATTCAACTTTAGCAAGCACCACTTCTTCAACATTATCTGCAACTGGATTAACTGTTTCTATTACACCACAAAGCACTACAAGTAAAATTTTGGTATTAGTAAGTGTTCCTTGTGGAAAAACATCTGCAAGCGCAAGCAATATTGGACAATTAGCTATTTACAGGGCTGGAAGTAGTATTTTTTCAATAAGTGATTACATTGGATATACAGGTTCATCAGTAGGCAATTATTTTTCAGTCAGCTCAGCATATTTAGATTCCCCATCAACAACATCTTCTACAGCTTATGCAGTTTATTTTGCAAGCACTAATGGAACATCGCAATTTCAAATTAATGCAAATAATACGGGTGGAAATACAAGTTCAACAATTACCCTTTTAGAAATTTCAGGAAGTTAATATGGCAAATTTACATGATGCAATTTACGCATTAAATCCTGCAATCGTAACTATTCGTGGCGATGTGGCATACGACAAAAACGAACAAGTAGTCCAATACGACTTGGCTGCTGCACAAGCTAAATTGGTAGAACTACAATCTGCCGAGGCACAAGCAGAGCAAGCCGCTAAAGATGCAAAGGCTTCTGCATTGGCTAAATTGGCAAAACTCGGTTTAACCGCTGATGAAGTAACAGCACTCATAGGATAAATTATGTTTCCATTAGGCGCAATTCTTGATATTGGTTCTAAGCTTATTGATAAGTTTTTTCCTGACCCTGAGCAAAAAGCAAAAGCACAACTAGAATTGTTACAAATGCAACAGAGTGGTGAATTAGCAAAAATGGCTAATGATACCGAACTTACTAAAGCTTATCTAGGCGATGTTTCTTCTGCTAGAGAACGTGAATCTGCTATAGCAACCTCTGATGCAGCTCCTTATCTTAATAAAATTATTACTCCTGTTCTAGCTTTGGGTGTTCTTATTGCCACCTTTGGTTTGTTTGGATTTGTATTATTTGATAAAGGCACTATTGATCCTACCCGTAAAGACATTCTAATTTATGTTTTAGGTGTTCTTTCAGCAATTGCTACGCAAATTGTGGCTTACTACTTTGGTAGCTCTAAAGGCAGTTCTGATAAAAATAATGCCATAGATAAGATGCTTAATAAATGAATGGTAATTTTGACCAATGCCTAGCCTTGTTGTTAAAACACGAAGGAAATTTCGTAAACCACCAGTCTGATCCTGGCGGAATGACAAACCTTGGAGTGACTGCTAGAGTATGGGAAGAATGGGTAGGACACCCAGTAGATGAAAAACAGATGCGGTCATTAACCGCAACAGATGTAGCACCTTTATATAGAAAGAAATATTGGAATGCTTGCAGAGCTGATGATCTTATATCTGGTATTGACTATTGCGTTTTTGATGTCGCTGTTAACTCGGGAGTTGGGCGAGCCATTAAGTTTTTACAGTCGTGTGTTGGTGCTACTCCTGATGGCGACTTTGGTAGCATTACTCTTGCATTAGTGAAGAAAACTGATCCCGCCCAGTTAATAGAAGATTATTGCGCTAAACGGCTAGAGTTTTTACAATCATTAAAGACATTCCCTGTATTTGGCAAGGGATGGTCTAAGCGTGTTGCTGAGGTAAAAGACGAATCACTTAAGATGTTAGGGTAAACCCCATGACAATGCAAAAGTTACAATTTAAGCCAGGTTTAAACAGAGACCAAAGCAACTATACAAACGAGGGTGGCTGGTACGCTGGGGATAAAGTACGCTTTCGTTCTGGGCAACCACAAAAAATAGGCGGTTGGTTAAAAAGCACTGCTCAAGTTTTAATTGGCACTTGCCGTCAGATGTTTACTTGGATTACTAGTACATCTGATAACTTGATGGCAGTTGGTACAAATAAAAAACTGTACATTAATGCTGGTTCAAACCTTTACGATATTACCCCAACACAGCACACATCTACTACGTTAGGTGCATCTGCTGGTCCTTTTACAGCCTCCAGTGGTTCTGCCACATTAACTGTTTCTTATTCCACAGATACTTCCTACACCCCTGCCGTAGGAAATTATGTGACTTTCTCAGGTGCTACCAGCCTTGGCGGGAATATTACCGCAGCCGTTTTAAACGCTGCTTATGGTTATGAAATTTTAACAGTCAATTCTGGCGCATATACCTACACTATTCAAGTTACTGCAATTGCCAATGGGTCTGATACGGCTAAAGGCGGTGCTACAGTTACCGCTAAGTATGATATTGATGTCGGTCCATTGGTCAATACTTACGGATATGGCTGGGGCGCTGGTGCTTGGGGTAGCAACGGATGGGGCACAGGATCAATTACGCCTGTTAAAATTTTTCAAAGAGATTGGTTTTTTGATAACTTTGACAATGATCTTGTAGCAAACATTCGTAACGGAACACCGTATTATTGGACGCTTGATGGTACATTTGCCACTAGAGCTGTGCCTTTATCCACGGTTTCTGGGGCATCTAGTGTACCCACCAAGGTAATGCAACTTTTAGTTTCTCAGGGCGATAAGCACTTATTGGCTTTTGGGGCTACTGCGTATGGTAGCTCTACTTTTGATCCATTACTTATCCGTTGGTCTAATCAAGATGAACCAGCAAACTTCACTCCATTGGTAACAAATTCTGCTGGATTTATTAAGGTTTCACGAGGCGATGCCATTATCAGAGCCATCCCAACTCGCCAAGAGATATTAGTTTTTACTAATGCTACGCTTAACTCTTTACAGTTTTTGGGAACCACTGATGTATTTGGTTTGCAAGAATTGTCAGACAACATCTCCATAGCCAGTCCTCGTGCTGTTACTACCGTAAGTAGCCAAGCATTTTGGATGGGCACAGATAAGTTCTACCACTACTCTGGTCGTGTAGACACTCTTCCTTGCACTCTAAGAAACCATGTATTTGAAAACATTAACTTTGATCAGATGGATCAAGTGATTTGCGGAACCAATGAGCAGTGGAATGAAGTCTGGTGGGCATACCCAACAGCCAATAGCTCAGTCAATGATGCCTATGTAATTTACAA